TCTCATGAAATGATGTGAACCAGTCACATGTATCACTAGACATGAAATTTTCAGTTAGATATACTTCAGACATCTGTCACCACCACATTAAAAGAAAATGTTTTTCTGACTGTATCAGATCCATGTGGAGATACTCCATGTAACATGTGTGATGGAAACAATATAACATCACCTGCTTTTACATCAGGATAATAAATGTTAGATAATTTCATTTTTGTTAATATTTTGATCCATGGTTTAGTAAATGCTGTGTGATTAGCATCCCAAAAATAAAACTTCGAGAAGTCTTCACCATCGTTCAAAAATACAACACCTGCAATATCACAATCGTCATGATAATGAATCTCTTGAAATGCACCCTTCTCGTATCTGTTTGCCCATGGATTTAAGAACTTGGCATTGAATTGTACACCAAGATCACCAGACAGCAACCCCAAGGGTTTGACTAAGATATCAAAGAAATCATTTACATCATATGAGTCGCGTTCAATCTTACATAGGTCTCCCCATGTAAAGTCAGAATCATCATATTTTGTGACTGTTTCCAATCTCTCTTTGAGAAGATCAAAGTCAGGCATTCTATATTGATAATAGAATTGATTACTGAAGATCTGTTTCATAAGTAAAGTCAAGATTCAATACATGTCTCATATCTGTTTGTTGGGGATATGACCCATGCCATAAAGTTGCTGGAAAAATTAATACATCACCAACACCTGGTGGAAATAATTTTATACCGTCCAAATAATAATAGAAAGAACCATACTTGTGTGGTGCAATTTCTTCCTGCACATCCAAGTATATCACACTACAGATATCATTGTTAGTATTATGTTGATGCATGGTATGAAATGTACCTTTCTCACCATACACTGTCCATGCAGATGCTAGTTTTATATTTTTTACGTTGAGAGAATCGTCAATCATTTTTTTGACTTGACTCACAATACCATTAAGATATGGAACAGTTTGTTCTTCCATTAAATGATATTGTTTTCCATGGAGACTTGTAGATATGTCCATGATATGTGGGTTGAGACACTCTAATCCACAATCTTTAACAGCAGCGTCAACATCAGATTTGAATGGTTTAGGATCATTCAATCTGTAATGATAAAAATAATCCTTCATATTATTGTGGACTTACACCACCTTCTCCTCCAATTCCTTCGCCCTGCACGTTACCACCACCAGTATATGTGCCACCATCATTAAGATCCTGTTGATAATTCCATGCAATAAATTCTGGATCTTCACATGGATTAGGTTCTGCCGCCTCTTGTTCTGGTAGAAGAATGTAATCAATACTTTCTTCAAAGTCTTTAATTTTATTTAATACGTCTTCAACTTGTTCCATGGTTGGGCAAGGTCTAGGATCTTGCCAATCAAATTTTCCATGGTTTAATGACCATTTCGCACGAGGTCTCAATAAATTAATTGCAGCGTCAAAAGCGACCCATTCATAATGTTTTTTCATTGTAATTCTTCATCCCATT